GGAAGTACAAGAACAGTGGGCCAACTACATCACGAACACCACCGGATCAGTCGGCAACAACCTCACCCTCGAAAGCCTCGTCAAAGCACTCCGAGCCCCACACCCACCATTCGGAGGCCCACACAAAAACAAGGAAACGAAATGAGCAGATACACACCACACTGGCAAGGAATCATCCGGGGATTCCAAACGTCCGGAAACGGCCCATGGCAAGTCAGCATCGAAATGCCAAAAGGTCGAAACATCTACGACGGCAACCCGGATCACGGGCCAACTATCCGGTTCGGCATTAGTCAGGTAGTCCATGTCCTTACCGATGAAGGTTTGGCAGAAGCGAAAGCACAAGCGCTCGAAGAGTTCGCTGAAATCTGGGCAACCGGGGAATGGAGCGACTGGTTCCTAGCCGAAAACGTCACCTGTGACGTGTCCGCCGTACAGGCAACAGATAAAGCCCTACGAGAGCGCGCCCAACAGATCAGGGACGGGAAATGAACCAACCGCCCCACCCCGGCCACAGTAAAATCGACACAAGGAGGGCAACCAAATGAGTAGCCAGTGCGAGCGTCACGAATGGGCCACCCAGCTCGAAACCGAGAACTACATCTGCACCCAATGCCCAGCCGTCACCGACGCGTGCCACACATGCGGCAACAACCCCGCCTGGCTCGACAAAGCCTGCGACAAATGCTTGAAATGGACCCGCAATATTCTCGCCGACATCCGTGAAGCACTAGACCACCCCATGGCGCCCATCCTCCCAATCAGGGCGATCCGCTACGACCAAGACACCTCCCGCTCAGCCACCGACTTCATGCCCTTCGGAATCGGCCAAAACCTCGACGACCCCGACGACCTCGCAGCCACCGCCGCCACCACCGGAAAAGAAATCCTCCAACTCACACGCGACCCCAACACCATGACCGACGCCCTACGAGACTGGGCCGAAGCATGGGCAGAACACCGCTCAGAAACCACCCCCGGCGACTGGCTCGCATACCTGTCAAAACTGACCGTGTGGGCCGCGAACAACCCCGACACATCCGGCTGGCACGACTACCACCGTGACGCACGCCTCATCCGCGCCAGACTCCGCCACCTCGTCGGCCTCGCACCACAAAAAGAATTCATCCCCTGCCCATTCTGCGGCGCAACCCTCCAACGCCACTGGACCGACCACGGCCTCGCCGACGAAATCCGCTGCACAAACCGAGACTGCGAACGCCAAACCTACGCCGACCTAGCCGACCTCTACTGGATCGCCAGCACAGAAATAAAACAAGCGCCAATCAAACACTCCGAAAAACTAATCACACTAAGAGAAGCGCCCCCAATATTTCCCGACGTGCCGGAACATGCCTGGTGGAAATGGAAAGAACGGAACGAGCCCGCCGCCCGAACTGCAATCGCCTGGCAAAAAGCCCTAGAACGCGGACACTACGGCCCCGCTCCCGAACCGCCCAGAATCCCCACAGCAGGCACCAACCGGCGCGGCGAATTCCTCTACCGCATCGCCGACCTCGCCACCCGAGTACAACAATGGCGCAACCGCTCCCAAACCAGGAAACGCCGCCAAACCCAGAAGTTGGCAAGTTGAATTACAACCATGTTATTCTTATGTCAGGATTTCGGGTTTTTCGCAACCTCAAAAACAAAAAAGGCCCCCGCGACTGCGCTAACAGTCCGGAGGCGTGACCGACTAACAAGGAGTCGATATGGCAAAGCGTACACGCTGGCAGCCACCACACCCAGCCAAGAACATCGGTATAACGAAACCGAGTAAGCCCCAGCCGCGACAGAAGAGCGAATTAATCCCCGAAAACCTATCCGCAGACAACTACCAACTAAAGAAAATTGGAAACATCCTCCGCCGCACAAAGTGGTGCGTATGGCCTGGATGCCAACAACCTAAGTACCACGAACTCCAAATTTGCAGCGCCCACCGCACAGTAAGCGCCGACTACCGAACCCCGCAAGAACGCGAATGGGCAAAACAGCGCAAGGAACACGAGCGCAAAGTCAAAGAAAACCAAGCGGCAGTCGAACGCGGCGAAAAAATTACAAAGGGCCAAGGCGGCACCGGCGGCTTCATCTACATCATCGAAGTCGGCGACCTAATCAAAATCGGATACACCACGCAACCTTCCATACGATTTCGTGACTACCCTCCGAACGCTGAAGTCCTCGCACTGTTCCCCGGAACCAAGAAGAGCGAGACCATGGTTCACAGCCTCTTCCGCTTCGCGCTCAGCCACGGCCGAGAATGGTTCCGCCCGGTTGATGAAATTCGTGAATACGCCAAAGACATGGCTGACCACTACGGGCCACCGCACGAAGAACTCATGGAACGCTTCCAACCAAACGAGAAGCGTCCAATGGTAGGAACGCGAAACTCCACGGCGATAAAGAAAACCGCCGCCTAGCACTGTCGGTAGAGCACAGACGCTCCCGACGTGCGGTCACCCCCCCTATACATCCCCGGCACGAGCCGGCACCCAACCATGCACACACCCCTGACGCCGTGGGCTAGATCGGCCCATAGGTAGCAACCCGCGCCCGCTAGGTGGTGACCCCGATGGCCCGCATGACCGTATGCTCCACACCCGGCTGCCCAAACCTCCACAGACGGCCAGGACGCTGCCCCAAATGCCGCGCCACCCACGACCGGGCGCGCCGCCCCCACGGCAACCCCTACGCCACACCAGGCCACCGCGCCTTCCGCGCCACCGTCCTCGCCCGCGACCCAATCTGCGTCATCTGCCTAAAGCAGCCCGCCACCGTCGCAGACCACCACCCCACCGAGCGCCGGGACCTCCTCACCCAAGGCCTAGACCCCAACAACCCAACACACGGACGCGGCCTCTGCAAGACATGCCACGACCGCAAGACCGCCCGCACAGCAAGCGGCTGGACCACAACACAAGAAACCTGAACCAAAAAACCCGAACAAAATCGAACATTTGTTCGAAAAAAGAGGGGGGAGGGGGTTCGAACAAGCGTTCGAAGACCGCCGGTCAGGGCTTAAAAATGTGCGACGGGTTCAAAATTTTCGGTTCACGTTTTTTGCGTTTTCTGATTTTGGTTTTTTTGCCTCTTGGCGCGATGCCGAGAGGTTTTCTTCTGCGCGATGCGGAGTGTGATTTGTATGTCTTCTCGTGGCGGGGCTCGTAATCGTTCTGGGCCCGCAGTGGATCCTTCTTCTGGCCGTTCTGAGCGGCGTGCCTTGTCGTTTCAGGCTTTGCCGAATGAGGGGTATGCCGGTGATATCCCGGGCTTCCCGCTTCCCGACGCTGATGCTCGAGAGGTTGAAGTGTGGGAGGCGTCTTGGCGCACCCCGCAGGCTGCTGCTTGGGCTTTGGAGTCTTGGCGGTGGCAGGTTCTGGCTGAGTATTGCCGGATCGTTGCTGCTATCGAGCAGGAGCCGAAGGCTGCGTTGGTGGCTCAGTTGCACCGTTATCGTGATCAGCTTGGTTTGACGCCTGCTGGGATGCGTGAGAACGGTTGGGCGGTCGCTCAGCCTGAGATTAGTTCGGAGCCTTCGCGGGTGGTTGAGCGGAAGGAGGCCCCGCAGCGTCGGATGAGGGCTGTGCGTAGTGAGCCTGCCTGAGTTCGTTGTTGATTTCCCGACGTTGGGCGATCTTTGGTCGGCTTGGATCGAGCAGCATTGCCGGGTTCCGGATCGGCATCAGCGCGGCGCGCCGTTTCGTGAATATGACTGGCAGTTTTGGTGTACCGCGAATGATGGTCGGATCCGTGAGGACGCGCAGCAGCCGGATCTTGATCGTCCGCTGTTGAACCAGGCATTCGTGTATCGCCGTTCGCAGGTTATTGCGCCGCAGAAGATGGGTAAGGGTCCGTGGACCGCTACGCGCGCAGCGCTTGCTGCTGTGGGCCCGTCTGAGTTTCTTGGCTGGGCTGAGGACGGCGATTATTACGCGTGCGCAGACTGGTCTTGTCCGTGCGGCTGGGAGTACGAGTATTTGCCGGGCGAGCCTATGGGGCGGCGGCATCCTTCGCCTCTGATTCAGATCATGGCTACCTCGGATGACCAGGTGGATAACATTTGGCGCCCGTTGGTGTCGATGATTCACCTCGGGCCGTTGAAGCACCTGCTTCGCCCGCGTGAGAATTTCATTCGTATCGTTGGCGATTCGGATGATCCGGATAATGACCGGATCGACCGGGTTACGGCGTCGGCGCAATCGCGGCTCGGGCAGCCGTTGTCGGCCGCGTTTTTTGACGAGTCGGGCCTGTATACGCCGGCGAATAAGTTGATTAAGGTCGCGAACACGATGCGGCGCGGCGCCGCGGGTATGGGCGGGCGGTCTTTTGAGACGACTAACGCTTTTGACCCGGCGCAGGCGTCGTACGCGCAGGTGACGCTCGAATCGACGGCTCCGGATATTTTCAAGTATTGGCGTAACCCTGATGTGGCTTTGCGGCGGCAGGACGGTAAGTCATTGTCGTTTAAGAACGCGCGGGAGCGGCGCCGGATCCTCAAATACGTGTATGAGGGCGCGCATCACATCATTCTCGATTCGATCGAAGCTGAGTGCGCTGAGCTGATGGTCACTGATCCGGCGGATGCGGAACGGTTTTTTGGTAACCGTCTCGTGCGGGGCGCAGGCCGGTTCCTTTCCGAGGCGCAAGTTGAAGACCAAACGGTTGATATTCCTGAACCTGAAGATGGTGCCACGGTTTGTGGTGGCATGGACGGTTCGCTGACGAATGACTGGACTGCGATCCGGTTAGAGACGCTCGACGGGCACCGGTTCACACCAACTTATGGGCCAGATAGGCGCCCGGCGGTGTGGGATCCGGCGCAGTGGAATGGGCACATTCCGCGCGGCGAGGTTGTTGCCGCGGTCGATGAGATCACGCGGCGGTACAAGGTGAAGCGGTTTTATATTGATCCTCGCCATTGGGAAACACAGGCTGATGCGTGGGCGTCTGAGCATGGTGAAGACGTGTTTGTGCAGTGGCCTACGAACAAGATCACGCGCATGCATGGCGCGTTGGAGCGTTATTTCGTTGATTTAACGGTCGAGAAAACGACTACGCATGATGGGTGCCCATATTTTCGTCAGCACGCGTTGAACGCGGTGAAGGTTGCGAAACCGGGCGACAAATACACGCTCGGTAAGCCTTCTGAGCACGAAAAGATGGACGTCGCGATGTCTGACGTGTTGGCGCATGAGGCCGCGGCTGACGCGCGTGCAGCCGGCTGGGCCGATGAGTCTGAATCTACTTATTTCCGTCTACCACGATAAGAACAAAGAACCCTGGGGGTGACCTGTGGCTGTTACTCCTAAAGAGATAGAAGTTCTTGACGAACTCTATGCGCAGCGTTCCGCCAACTGGCGGGTAGATGAGAAGCATGAGCGCTACTACAAGCTGATTCACACGTTGGTGCAGTTGGGGATGGCAATACCGCCGTCGATGCGTGATTTCGTGGTGATGGCGAACTGGGCGCGTGTCATTGTGCGCACCATTTCTTCCCGTCAGCGAGTGCGTGGCCTTTACTTGCCGGGCGAAGAAAAGACTGACGCTCAGTTGCGGCAGATTTGGAATGACAACAACATGTCGTCTCAGATGAAGCGGCTGCGCAAAGACAGATACGTGTTTGGGCGGGCGTTCATTTCTGCTGGCCGTAAAGAGGTTGGCAGTGACGCGCCGTTGCTGCGGGTGGAGTCGCCGCGTCAGGTTGAAGCGAAGGTCGATAACCGCACTGCGACATTGGTTGCTGCGGCCCGGTTTTTCGCGCCCACGCCGGCGCATGTTCCGGACGGGTTGGCGCGCTCACTGACTCCGACAGAGCCGACGCACATCACGTTGATGATGCCGGATTACACGAAGCAGTTCACGCTTGAGCGGGGACGCTGGCATGAGATCGCGAATCAGGTTCATGGTCTGGGCACGGTGCCGATGATTATGGATCTGAATGAGCAGATGAGCGGCCCGATTGTGGGCGAGTCCGAGTTGACGGACATTATTCCGCTGATGGACGCTGCGGCGCGTTCGCTCACTAATCTGCAGTTCGCGCAAGAAGCGCACGGCATTCCGCGCATGTGGATGTCGGGAGTGGATAAGAAAGATTTCCTTGACCCGGTGACGGGCGAGATGATCCCAATGTTTGAAGCGTATTTCGACGCTATCCACATGCTGAAAGACGCGGGCGCTCGCGTGGGCCAGTTGACCGCAGCTGATCTGAAAAACTTTGAGACCGCGCTGAACATTTACGGGAAGCAAGCATCAACTGTTTATGGGTTCCCGGCCCGCTATTTCGGTATTCAGGGATCTATCCCTGCCACTGAGGGCGCGGTTATCGCTGATGAGATCCAGCTCGTGAACACGGTTGAGGATAAGAACGAGGACGAAGCCACAACAGTTGGGTGGGCGGGCGGCCTTGCTTACCGCATTAAGACCGGTGAATGGGTTGAGGGGAACCGGATTCAGGCCGATCATTTCGACCCGTCTACGCCAACTGTGGCGCAGCGTGAAGACGCTTTAATGAAGCGTCGCTCCCAAGGTGTTCTTTCCCGTGAAGGCTACTGGGATGAACTCGGCTGGTCGGAGGAACGCAAGGCGCGTGAGCGCGGCTATTTGGAAGCCGAGGCGCGCGAAATGTTGACGTTCGGCGCCGATGATGACGGTTCTTTCTAAAGCAAAAGCCCATCAAGCGCGCATGTTGCGTGTTGAGCGTGAGGCGCTCCGAGTAACACGGCGTGGAGGTTTAACGTCTAAGGCCGTCGTGTTGGCTCATTTCAAATTTATGGCCGCAACCGATGGGGCTGTGTCAGTAGCAGAGCAACTGCACGCGCAGGACGTGACTCAGTGGCCGGATGGCTTCGTGGATATTTCACAGTTGGCGCATGTAAGCGGTGATGGTTCACCTCTTGTGGCTTCAGTTGCGCGAGGCACTTCGGCGGGCTCGTTGGGCTTGGTTGTCGCTACTCAGATCACAGATGTCGCGCGCACGGGCGGCGGTTTGCAGATCGCTGCGACGCCGCGAGTCGGTTATGTGCGGATGATCGAGGCTGATGCTTGTTCGCGGTGCGTGATCATGGCCGGGAAATGGTTCCGGTGGAACCAGGGTTTCATGCGCCACCCACGATGCCGCTGCACGCATATCCCTGCAGCGGAGTCACGTTCGGATGATTTGCGGGTCGACCCGTATCAATATTTTGAGTCGCTGTCTCCTGAGGAACAGGATCGGGTTTTTACGAAAGCCGGTGCGGAAGCGATTCGGGACGGCGCTGACATGTCCCAGGTTGTGAACGCGCGCGCCGGGATGACGCCTAACGGTTATTTCACGACCTCGGGCACATCCAGTGGTTACGCATCAACCGTGCTGCGACCTGGGCAGCGTCGCATGACCCCGGAGAGTATTTACGCTCAAGCGCGCGGTAATCGTGAGGTTGCGCAGCAGTTGTTGCGGGAGCATGGCTATATCCTTCCGGCTGGTCAGGTTCCGGGCGGGGCGCTGGTCGGTCAACGTGAGGGTTACGGCGCTCTGGGGCGCGGTGGGACCCGCATGTCAGCGCGACAAGCGGTCGAGGAGGCCCGCAGGACGGGCGTGCGCGACCCGAACAGTCGGTACACGATGACCGCTGCCGAGAGGCGGCTCCATGATGCGCGGATCCGGTATGAGACCGCGCTGCGAGGTATCGACCCGTACACGTCCCCGGGATTCGGTAACACTGCCGATCCGACCGGGGCGCTGGCCGCGGCGGAGCGCACTAAACCGGCTTCCCCTCGAGTGGTTGAGACCGCGCGCAAGGACTATTTGCGGTGGTTCAACACAAACGGCCAGATCTATATCAAGTAGAGCCGTTCCCTATTTTCCCGGCCGGGGCGATTCCGGTTCGGGTTCTTTCCGAGCGATTTGGAGAAATCAATGCCAAAAAATCTGCGCCCCTGGCTGCGGTTTATCACTAATGAAACGGCCAGCCCGGGCGAAGGTGGCTCCGGTGGTGGCGGCGGTGAGCAAGAGACCGTCCCGGCGCCGGGCGAAGGCGAAAACGAGCAGACTGATCCGGAAGGGTTAGGCGAAAAGGGTTTAAAGGCCTTGCAGCGCGAGCGCGAAGCCCGCAAGCAGGCCGAAAAGCGCATCGCTGAACTCGAGTCGGGGAACTTGCCACTCGTGCAACTTCAAGATGAATTGAAGGCAGCACAAAGCGAGTTAAAGGCCGCCCAGCAGGCCGCACAAACGGCGACGCAAGAAGTCGCGACTGTGAAAGCCGAAGCGTTGCGGTACCGGATCGCAGCGCAGTTCGGTATCTCCACTAAACCGGGCGACGGCGATAAGCCTTCTGACGCTGAAATGTTCCTTACCGGCGACACGGAAGAACAGCTCATCAGTCAGGCCCAACGCCTCGCCGATCTACGCAAGGCGTCTTTGGGTGACGGTCTCGTTGATCCCACTCAAGGCGGGGGCAGCGGCAAACCGGAGATGGACAACCTCAAGCCCGGCGCTGAACGACTAGCAAGCGCTTTCGACGCGCAAATAACAAGCAAGTAACCGCAGGCTACTTTCACGCCTGCGAATAAACCAAAATAGGAGGCCAAAAATGGCTGTAACTCTCGCACAGGCTGCGGCTAACGAGACCGATCCGGTTCGCCGGGGCGCGCTCGAATCCGCTGTGCAGGTCTCGCAGGTGTGGGACCGACTTCCCTTCGAAGGGATCGCCGGTAACGCATACGCGTACGACAAGGACAAGGTTCTTCCCGGTACTGCTTTCCGTACCGTGAACGAGGCATATATCGAATCGACCGGTGTGGTGAACCAGGACATTGAACGCTTGGTCATCCTCGGTGGTGACGCGGACGTTGACCGCTTCATCGAGAAGACGTTCTCTGCATCGACTGGTGTGCTCATGGCTGACCAGGTTCGGATGAAGCTTGAGTCGGCGCAGGCCACTTATGTGGATGCGATGTTCAACGGTGACGTTGATGTGAACCCGAAGGGCTTCGACGGGCTGCGTAAGCGACTCGTTGGCGAGCAGGTGATCGATGCAACCGCTACGGCATCCCAGGAAGGGCTCCTGGACGACCTAGATCTGCTGTTCGGGCAGGTCTACGGGGATCTCCCGGACGTGGTGTACGCGCCGGGCAAAATCATCACCCGGCTCAAGTCCCTTGGCCGCAAGGTCGGGGGCGCGGACTATGTGAACTCCGAAATCACAGGGAAGCGTGAATTCACGTGGAACGGTGTGCCGTTCCTCGACCCGGGCGAGCACTGGTCGGGGCGTCGCATCCTCCCGTACGACACTACCGATGGCGGCGACCTGTATGCGGTGAAGTTCGCTAACTCGTTCGCTGACCACGGCGTCATGGGTATCACTAACGGCGGGCTGCAGGCCTACTTCTTGGGCGAACTCGAAGAGAAGCCCGCCTACCGCACCCGCATCGATTTCTACACCGGCCTCGTCGCTCAGGGTGGCCGCGCTGCGGCTCGACTGCGTGGCGTGAAGCTCAACTAAGGAGAGAACAGATGACTAAGAAGACACAGCCGAAAACTACTCGGCTCTCTGAGGACGTGACGAAGCCGCAGCCTACGGATCCGGGTGACGCTCCTGCGGACACTTTCGATGAGAAGGAGCGGGCCACATCGGTTCGTCCTGACAAGGCGGCGGCAGCGGGCGACGGTCATCAGACGGTTAATGCCGTTGTGCCTGGTGATCCGATCACCGATCCGGAACCCGAATCGCAGGGCCGTACGGAGACGTACACGGTTTACGACAACGACAACAAACCCGTCGAGGTGACCCGAGATATCGACACCGGGAAGCCCGTCGAAACGGATCCTGGCGATCCCGAAGACTGACCGGTTGATGCGGAAGGAGGTGGGGTGGTCATGGCTTCGATAACGACTATTGCTGATGTTTCGGCGGCTCTTGGCCGCCCCATCGTCCCGCCCCAATCGACGCAAGTTGAGTCGTGGATCGGGCGAGTTGAGGGCCGTATTCGGTCGCGGATCCCCGATCTTGATGAACGGATCCAAGCCCCCGCATATAAAGCAGCGGTTGTTGGTGTCGTGGTTGATGTTGTTATCCGCAAAATCAACAACCCGACCGGTTTGCGGTCTGAGCGGATCGATGACTACTACTACGACCGTGGGTCGCAGAAGGCCGATTTGTGGCCCACCGATGAGGAATGGCGGGAACTAATTCCTGACGCGGTGACGGGCGCGTTCTCGACACGTCCAGGTTTCGAACCTGACCGTAAGGGGTGGCCGCTATGAATATAGGTGGCGTCTTGGAGATGGGACGCCGCTCAGCCGAATCGCGGATGCGCGACGCGTGCGTTATCCGCCGCGCGGGCGAGAAGGTTTCGGACGGGCGCGGTGGCGAGACCGTCACGATGGTCCAGGTCTACCCAGACCCGAGCTGGCCCGAAGATCACCCCCACTACGACGGGAAATGTTGGGTCTCTTACCCAGGTGTGGCATTCGAATCAACGTTCGATTCGGCAGGCGTGACCGTAGTGCAAGGCCGCATTGAGTTAAATCTGCCAATTGGGGCGGATGTTGAAGAAGACGACGTTGTCGTAATCACACGCACGCGAGACAACCCGCGACTCACCAGTTTGGAGTTCCGCGTCGCTTCAGAGGTTCCCCGGTCGCAAGGGGTGCGACAGAAAATTTTGTGTGAACACAACCAGAGAGGCGTGAAAAGTTTATGAGCAAGATGGTTATTCGTAATGCGGTGACCGGTGTAGCTCGCGATATTGCGGTACCGGCCCGGAAGGCGCCCAAGGCTAAGACCACGGAGGCTCCGGCATCGGCTGGTGGCGACGATAAGTCCAAGCGGGCGAGCGCGGGTAAGGGCCGTGGCTGACGGTTTCTCGGTCGATATTGAGGGCGCCCGCGAAATCGCCGCGGACTTGTCGAATGTTGATGCTCGGTTGCGTCCGAATATTGCCGCGGTCGTAAAAAAGGGTGCCACCAACATTAAGGATGATCTACAAACCCAAGCGCGTAAATCTCGTCACTTTAAGGGGTTTGCGCCGGGCATTTCCTATGACATGGTGGACGATTTTGAGGCGGAGATCGGGCCCGTTAAAGGCCGCCCCGGTTCCCTCGCAAATATCGCCTACTTCGGCACCTCGCGTGGCGGTGGAACTGTTGAGAACCCGGAGGCTGCTTTGGCGCGTGAAGTCCCGGCGTTCGAAGAGCATTTGGGTGACATTGTGGAGAAGGAGATTTTCGGGTGAAAACCCTCATCGAATCCATTAAGGCGCGCCTCGAAGCCGAGGGCTACGGAACATATTTCATTAATGTGCCTGACGCCCCGAAATATCCATACGTTCTGTTGTGGACCGGCTCAGGTCAGCTCGAAGTTGGGCCGATGGACGGGACCCGTGATTTGCGGGACACGCTCGGGGTGACGATGGTCTCCACGTTCGCGCTCGGTGTCTTGGAGATGTCGAAGATTGTGCGTGCCGCTCTGGTTGGTTTCGCGCCGGCATCAGACACATGGAGCGTGGCTGAGTTTCGTGAACCGTACGATTCCCAGGACATCCAGCCAGACAAAGACGTGTCGCTTCCCGAAAAGGGTTACCCGTTCTTTGGTGTTGATCTTTACGCGCTGGATGGCACACCCAAGCAGTAACTAGTTTTCCCGCGTTCCCGTGAGCGGGTATTTGAAGGCACCAGACACCTGTTTGGTGCCTTTTTCCTTGCAAGGAAACCAATCAATTCTGTACAGAAAGGGGCCCGAAAATGGCTCGCATGCTCGCGGATAAGAAACGCACCCTCTGGATACTCGAGGGTAAGCCTGAAGATCCGAACGCTCCCACCGCCGCAGAAATCAACGGTGGCGAGAACGCTTCCTGCTCGATCGGTAACGCCGGTTTCAGTATTGGTGCTTCCACACCGAACGTTGAAAATGACGGTTCGCTGTGTGAAGGCGCATCGGCTGAGACTCCTACGTCTAAGACGTATGCCGCTTCGATGAATATTTACCGGTTTTATGAGCCGGGCACGAAGCAAATCAAGGTGGAAGAAGATTTCGTTTTCCAGGCTTTTAAGGAGTTCGGTTCGGAGGTGTGGGTCGCTTTGCGTGATGGTGGCAAGGAGCACACCGAGGAGGCTGAGGAAGGCGACGAAGTGTCGATCTAC